CTTGCTTCAGGCAGGTTGGGATGATGCACCGCACATGACTCCCGATGTACGTGAGCAAATCCTATCTGCGCTACCACCCCACGAAAGAAAAATGCGTGAAAAGGGTATACCGCAATTAGGTTCTGGTTTGGTCTTTCCTATGGCTGAAGCAGATATGATATGTGACCCAATAGAGATACCATCACACTGGCCTAGAATATGTGGTCTTGATTTTGGTTGGGATCACCCGACAGCAGCAGCATGGGTTGCGTGGGATAGGGATAGTGACGTTATTTACGTCTACGATACCTACGCTATGCGACAAGAAGCCGTACCCATACACGCTAGTGCTGTTAAGGCTAGGGGTAACTGGATACCTGTTGTATGGCCTATGGATGGCAGGCAAGCAGATAAAGGTTCTGGTAAGTCACTAACAGAACAGTATAGGGCTGAAGGTGTGAACATGACACGTGAACATTTCACAAATCCTTCACAACAAGGACAAAAAGAAGGAAGTGGCGGTATATCTGTTGAAGCAGGTATTCAAGAGATGTACACAAGGTTTCAAACGAACAGATTGAAAATTTTTAATAATCAGGGTAAACTGTTAGAAGAAATGCGTATGTATCACCGTAAGGATGGTAAGATCGTAGCACAACATGACGATGTTATATCAGCTATGCGGTATGCTGTAATGAGTGTAAGACGGGCAAGAGTAAAAGATTATCAGCCTGCCCAATTATATTCTGACAGTGATTTTAGCGTATTTAACTGAGAAAGGAAAGACTATGGGCGGTGTAGTAAAAGCAATATCAAGAGCGTTGGGCGTTAAAAAACCTAAAGCACCACCTGTACAGAAAGTAGCAAACAACGTAGCAAATAAAGCGGAAACTGCAAAAAAGAAAGCAGTAAACGCAATTAAAGGTGGTTACGGTGGTGGCACAATGCTTACTGGTGCAGGCGGTATAACAGAAGAAGCTAATGTAGCTAAAACTGTTTTAGGCGGTGCGTCTGAAGGCATGAGCAAAAAGAAAAAGAATTTGAACGCTACGGTGTAACATGATTGTTAGCCGTGTCGATAATGAAATCCGACAACGGGCTTTTGAATGGATTGCCCCTAGAGCGCATATTTTGCGTGAAATGTTTGATGATGATCGGCATATAGCGTTTGTAGATGATGAAACAGATGAAATACAGGGATGCTTATTATTTTCAGATTTTGACGGGCATAACATTTTTGTCCACTTGGCACTTGATACCCCTAAAGTATGCCAAAGAAAGAATATACGACTAATGTTTGATTATGCGTTTAACCAATGTAACTGTCACAGAATGACCGCCATGTGTGTTAATGGTTATGAACGCAACGAAAGATTGTTATCTGGCACTGGTTTCACTAAAGAAGGTGTTATCAGGGATGCAATGAAAGTAAAGGGGCAGTGGGTAGATGCTGCACTTTACGGAATATTGAAAGGGGAATGTCGATGGGTATGAAATCATCACCACAAATGCCACCCCCTATAGACGATGCCGTTAGTAAACGGACAGAAGCCAAAGAAAAAGCGTTGGAAGCAGAAAAACAGCAAATGCTTGCAGCGAAAAAAGGCGGTCTATATGGTACGGTGCTTACATCTGGCATGGGTGTAGAAGAAGAAGCAAAAACTGGTAAGACTATGCTAGGGGGAACGTTGTCGTAATGGAAAACTATTCGCCCTATGAGTACGTAAAAAAACGTCAAAGCACTATGTCTTCATCACGGGGTACGTGGGAAGATCATTGGCAAGAAATCCTAGACTATGTTATGCCACGAAAGGCAGACATTACGTTTGTACGGTCTAAGGGCGAAAAGCGAACAGAAGTATTGTTTGATAGTACCGCCATTACAGCAAACACCTTACTATCTGCATCCTTACAAGGCACATTAACTTCACCATCACTAGCGTGGTTTAATATCAAACTACGCAATAAAGACCTAAACGAAGATCGTGACGTACAGTTATGGCTAGAAGATACAGCCAACCGTATGTATGACACTTTCAACGACAGCAATTTCAACACAGAAGTACACGAAATGTACCTAGACCTTACGTCTATTGGTACTGGTTGTTTGTTTGTTGAAGAAGCACGTAAAGGTTTTGATGTTGATGGCATACATTTCAACACACTGCATATTAGCGAATACTACATTAGTGAAAACAATAATGGCTTTGTTGACACTGTATACAGAAAATACAAATTAAACGCACGGCAAGCAGTACAAGAATTCGGTGAAGATAATCTAGGCACTAAGGTCTTGGAAGCATCAAGGCAAAAGCCTGACAAAGAATTCACATTTATTCACGCTGTTGAGCCAACAGAAGATTATGAGCGTGGTACAGGCGTAAAAGCCACAACAAAGTTACCGTTTCATAGTTGTCATGTCTGTGAAGAAGACAAGATGCTTGTGCGAACAGGTGGCTATAACGAATTTCCATATCTAGTACCACGTTGGTCTAAAGCAACAGGGGAAACATATGGCAGATCACCGTCTTACAACGCACTACCAGACATCAAAACGCTTAACAAGGCTGTCGAAATCGGTCTTAAAGCGTGGGCGAAAGCGATTGACCCCCCACTTTTGGTACAGGATGATGGCGTTATAGGGCGTGTACGTACTACACCTGCAGGCATTACTGTTATACGTAATGACGGGGCTATCAAACCGTTGCAAATTGGGAACAATTGGCAGATTACAGATATGAAGGAAACGCAGTTACGTACTGCTATCCGACAATCATACTATTCAGACCAGTTGCAGTTGCAAGAAGGCCCACAAATGACCGCTACGGAAGTGCAGGTCAGGTACGAATTGATGCAACGTCTACTTGGCCCAACGCTAGGTAGATTTCAAAGTGAATTCTTAAATCCGCTAATTGAACGTGTCTTTGGAATTATGTTACGGGCAGGCGCATTGATGCCTATACCAGAACAAATCCAAGAAACTAAGGTGGATATTGAGTATGTAGGGCCATTAGCACGGTCACAGCGAATGGAAGAAGCGCAGGCAATTGATCGTCTGTATGCACTGGCTGCAAACGTTGCACAGATCGACCCTTCAATTATGGACAACATCAATCACGATGAAGCAATTAGAATGAGGGCAAAACTACTAGGTGTGCCTAAAACTATCTTGTACGGGGTTGATGAAGTAGAAGACAAACGTGAAGCGCAAGCACAAGCAGCACAACAACAACAAGAAATGATGATGGCGCAACAAGCAGCAGAAACAAGCAAAGCACAAGGTGAAGCAGCTAAAGCAGTAGCCGACCCTGAAGTACAAGGTGTTATGAAAGAAGCTGAAGTTGAAGCCGAAAGGATGAACGCAGCAAATAATGGATAAAGAACTAGACGGATTGCACGAAGAACACGCTGAATTAGTAGAAAACTACAAGCAGTGTTTTTCATCACCTGCAGGTGAAAAGGTGCTACAGGACTTGGAAGCAGCGTATGGAAATAGAATAAGTTTTTCTAGTGACCCGTATGCTACTGCTTACAAGGAAGGGCAGCGTAGTTTATTTCTACGCATTAAATCAATGATAACCGAAAGGAAAGAATAAATTATGTCAGAAGCAGAACAGGCCGTTCAAGCCGAACAGGTAACCGAAGATGTAGGTAGTAATACCTTTCTTGGGTCTGAAGGCAGCAGCGATAACCTTGATTGGAAATCAACGCTACCTGACGATCTAAAGAATGACCCTACCTTGTCAAACTTTAAGGATGTTGAAAGTCTAGCAAAGACAGTTGTACATCAACAAAAGCAAATGGGTTCACGTATCCCATTGCCAAAAACTGAAGAAGAATTCAGTGAGTTGTACGGCAAACTTGGCAGGCCAGATGAAGCAGGTGGTTATGAAATTAACGTACCTACCGAATTGTCAACGTACTTTGATGATGGCGCATTGAATGAATTTAAGAATGTGGCGCACAAAATTGGTCTAAATCAAAACCAAGTCAATGCGCTAATTGAATATCAGTCAGGTGCTATTCAACATGAACTAACAAATGAGCCTGCAGCATTGCAAGCGCAAGCAGAAGAAACTACTGCAACGTTGAAACAGGAATGGGGTCTTGATTATGACAAGAACCTACGTGCTGCTAAACGTGCATTGCAAGTGTATGGCGATGATGAAATCATGGAACTGATGAATACGTCAGCAGGTAATCACCCTGCCGTAGTCAAATTGTTTGCACGATTGGGTAAAGAAGTCACAGAAGACATGGCGCAGAACACACAAAACAACAATGTGGCTGTGTCACCGTTGGATGCAAAGGATGAAATTAACGCTACTATGGCTAATCCAAAGCACCCATATTTTGATGCTTCACACCCTGAACATCGTACAGCAATTGAGCGTATGCGACAGTTGCACGAAAAAGTATATGGTAATTAACCATTTATATGGTATAGTTATCGTACAGTATTAGGCCCGTAATGGACAACCAAAGCTGTGGGTATGCAACCTTAAATGCCGTATGACAGTGCGATACTGTAAGGTTTCCCTAGTGTTTAGGATAAAAACCGCAAAGCAAACGCACAGGTAAAACTGTGTAAATGTTAACTTAATAATGAGAGGATACTGATATGTCAGTGCAAATCACAACCGCTTTTGTAGAACAGTACAAAAGTAATGTGTTCCACTTGGCGCAGCAGAAAGGTTCTCGTTTGAGAGATGCGGTGCGTACCGAAACAGTTACAGGTAAATCGCATTTTTTTGAGCGTATCGGTTCAGTTGCAGCAGCAAAGCGTACTTCACGCCACGCTGATACCCCAAGAATGGACACACCACACAGCCGTAGGAAAGTCACAATGGATGACTATGACTGGGCTGATCTAATCGACCAAGAAGATAAGGTTCGTATGCTTATTTCACCCCAAAGCGAATACGCTATGGCAGGTGCATGGGCAATGGGCCGTGCAATGGATGATGCTATTATCGAAGCAGCTACAGGCAATGCCTTTGGCGGTGCTTCAGGTGGCACAACCGTAGCACTTCCTGCAGGTCAAAAAATCGCAGTCGGTGGCGCAGGTCTTACACTGGAAAAACTAATTGAAGCCAAAGAAATTTTGGACGGAAATGACGTTGACCCAGATGAGCCACGTTACATGATTGCAACGTCTAAACAGATGTCAAACTTGCTTAATCTACAGAAGGTAACTTCAGCAGATTACGCATCAGTCAAAGCCTTAGTACAAGGCCAGATCGACACGTATCTAGGATTTAACTTTATCCGTACAGAACGTCTTGGTTTGGACGGTAATGGCGATAGACAAGTGTTGGCTTTCTGTAAGTCGTCAATCGGTCTTGCTGTAGGTCAGGATGTGAATACTCGCATTTCTGAACGTGCAGACAAGAATTATGCAACCCAAGTATTTCTATCTATGACCATCGGTGCTACTCGTGTAGAAGATGAGAAGATGGTAGAAATTGCTTGTTCAGAATAAGGGGAAAATAAATGGCTACTGTATATTCTATTCAGAAAACACAGTGGGGCGTTAATGACCCCTCTGAAAAAACAAAAACCAATGAAATGGCAGGGCGTGTTCGTGTTGCATACGGTGAGTATGAAGCATCAGCATTAGCGTCAGGCGATGTCATTGAAATGTTTAACCTACCTAACGGTGCAAGAATTGTAAGTGCGAAACTTGGCTATGATGCTTTGGGCGCAAGTACAACCCTAGCGGTAGGTTATGCAGCACACACAGATAGTAGTGGCGCAGCCGTATCTGCTTCAGCAGCAGCATACAAAGCAGCAGCAGCATCGACAACCGCAGGTGTGGTTGACGCAGCAGCAACGCTTGCTTTGGGATTTGCTTCTGAAATTAACGCAGATTACAACGGTCAGCCCGTTACTGTTACTATGGGCGGTGCAGCAGGTACAGGTACTATTACTTTGACTATGCTGTATGTAACCGACTAAAGGAATTAGTAGGGGCAGGTTAATCCGACTTAACGCCTGCCCCTGCTAAACCATTAAGGTGAAAGTATGGCAACAGACGTATCAATATGCAGTAACGCACTTAGGCGATTAGGGGATGACCCTATCACAAGTCTTTCTGACGATACGGAAAGAGCCAGACTTTGTAACGCTTTTTTTCCTGACGCACGTGACCATATTCTACGTTCTCATACGTGGAATTTTGCCATTACAAGGGCAACGCTTAGTCGATTGACTGCACAACCTGCATACGGGTTTCAGTATATGTATGCACTTCCTACTTCCCCATACTGTTTACGTGTGTTGGAAATGGAATATCCTGATTACATCTTCAAGATTGAGAATGACCCTACGAATGGGCGTGTCTTGGTTACAGACGAAGATAGTGCAAAAATCATGTATATCGCACGGGTAACAAACGCATCATTGTATGACGCAATGTTCGTGGATGTACTTACTGCAAAGTTAGCCGTTGATCTTAGTTATGCCGTTACGGGCAGTACAGCACTGCAAGCGCAGATGGATAAAATGTACCAACAGAAACTTTCTGAAGCTCGTAGCATTGATGGACAAGAAGGATTTATTGATGATCTTGTGTCCAACACGTTTACGGACTTTAGAAAATAATGGCACGTGTACATCCTTTTCAAACCAATTTTACGGCAGGTGAACTAACACCAAAACTTGCAGGTCAAACTGACTTCAAGAAGTATAATAATGGTTTAGAGATATTGGAAAACATGACCGTCTTTCCACAAGGCGGTGCAGCACGTAGATACGGCACAAGATACGTATCGCCAGTAAAAGACAGCACAAAACGTGTGCGTCTAATCCCTTTTGAATTCAACGTAGAACAAGCCTACATCCTAGAATTAGGTGACCAATACATCCGTTTTTACAAAGACGGTGGTGCAATCCTAGAAACAGACCAAAACATTACAGGTATTACACAAGCAAACCCTGCTGTGGTAACAATAACTGGTCATGGGTATAGCAATGGCGATGAAGTCTACATAACAGGCATTACAGGCATGACCGAACTAAACGGTCAGCGTTTTATTGTTGCTAACGTTACAGCTAATACATTTGAACTGCAGGGTGAAGATAGCACCAGTTACACAGCGTGGGCATCAGGCGGTACGGTAGCAAGGGTATATGAAATATCTAGCCCTATTACTGAAGCTATGCTGTACGAAATACAGTTTACGCAATCTGCAGACGTTATGTACATCGTACATGAAACAATACCGCCAAAAAAATTATCAAGAACAGGCCACACATCGTGGACGTTAACAGATGAAGAATTAGAAGATGGGCCATATTTAGACAAGAATACTACTAGCACTACAATGACCCTATCTGCACATACAGTAGGTACAAACAGAACATTAAACGTAAGTAGCACAACAGGAATAAATGGTGGCGCAGGCTTTAATTCAGGTGATGTAGGTTCGTTAATTAGATACCGTAGTGGATACGTTAAAGTTACAGCATTTGTAAACACAACACGCTTAACTGTAACTGTAAAAAAAGACTGTGGAAGTACATCAGCATCAACCGATTGGTCACTTGGTGCTTATTCAGAATATAACGGTTATCCACGTACAGTATCTTTTTATGAACAAAGATTAGTGTTTGCAGGGTCTACAAGGTATCCACAGACAATTTGGGCATCACAGTCTGGTCAGTATAAAAATTTTGATGTAGGCGACAGTGATGCTGCAGATGCCTTTATTTACACAATTGCAGCTAACAGGGTTAACGTTATTCGTTGGCTTGCACCTGCACGTGATTTGATTGTAGGTACAGCAGGTGGTGAATTTAAGGTAGCAAGACCTACTGGTGAACCGCTAAAACCTACTAACGTTACGATTACACAGCAAACGACATACGGTGGTTGGACAACAGAACCAATACAAATTGGTAACGTTATCCTATTTGTGCAGAAACAACGTAAGAAAGTGCGTGAATTTACTTACCAATTTGAAGACGATGCCTATGCAGCACCAGATATGTGTTTGTTGGCAGATCACATTACAGGTACAGGAATTACGGATGTGACCTACGCACAAGAGCCTGAAAGTATTTATTGGGCTGTGCGTGATGATGGTGTATTGTTAGGTATGACGTATAAACGTGAAGAAGACGTTGTTGCGTGGCATAGGCATATCATTGGTGGTAACAATAGGTTAACGTTTGATGCAGCAAATGATGTAACAGACTACGGAACAGACAGTTTACAAAATGGGTATATTACCTATACGGCACATGGGTATGAAACAGGCGACCCTGTTGTGTACAGTGCTAACGGGAATACAAGTATATCTGGCCTACAAGAAGGCCAAACGTATTATATTGTCAAACGTTCAGCTAACGAAATTGAACTAGCGTTAACATACGCACAAGCAATTGACCGTACTATTGTGCAACTAAACGCAGGCACAGGCGATCATATTCTACAAGCGCAATCAAAAGTTAAATCAGTAGCAAGCATTTCAGAAGCAGAAGAAAACCAAGTGTGGATGGTAGTAGAGCGTACCATCAAT